TGGATTTAAATCTGGTTTAGAAGAAACCATATCAAAACAAATAGAGTCCAAAGGAATTGTTGTAGAATATGAAACCGAAAAAGTTCCATACATAATTCCAGCATCAAATCACACATATAGTCCTGATTTTAAATTACCCAATGGTATTAGAGTAGAGACAAAAGGTAGGTTTGTAGCAGCTGATAGGAAAAAGCATTTGTTAGTTAAAGCTCAAAACCCCAATTTGGATATACGATTCGTATTTTCCAATTCTAAGAACAAAATCACAAAAAACTCCAAAACCACATACGCAGATTGGTGCGAAAAGAATGGTTATAAGTACGCAGATAAGGAAATACCGGATTATTGGTTTTTAGAACCATAAAAATTTGGTAATATCAAATATTTGTAGTATATTTGTGATGTGTTAAGTAGCAATGATAAAAATAAGGTAATTAATGCCCTTACTAATGTATTGGGCCATGGTCTTACGTTGAGAGGCAACGAATTGGCATTTCATTGTCCATTTTGTAATCATCATAAGCCAAAACTTCAAGTCAATACCGATTCTCAAAAATGGCATTGTTGGACTTGTAATAGTGGTGGCAAAAAATTAACATCTTTATTAAAAAAGTTGGATGTTGATAGAAAGACCATTTCTATTATTAGAGAAATCTATGGTGATAGTAATTATAACCCACAATTAGAGGATGCCGATACAAAGGTGTTCATTTCCCTACCAAAAGAATTTATCAGTCTTAGTGAGACTCCAAAGGGGTTTAATCCCGAATATAAACATGCTATGTTCTATCTTACTCAAAGAGGTATTGGTATGAAAGAAATAATAAAATATAATATTGGCTATTGTAAAGAAGGTTTATATAGTAGAAGAGTTATTATACCATCATATGATTTAAATGGTCAATTGAATTATTTTGTTTCTCGTTCATATTATACTGAAGAGAAAATGAAATACAAAAACCCACCTATCAGTAAAAATATTATAGCATTTGAATCACAAATTAATTGGAATGAACCAATTATACTTTGTGAGGGTGTATTTGATGCAATTACAATTAAACGAAATGCAATTCCATTATTGGGTAAGTTTCCTTCCAAACAATTGGTAGAAAAAATCTTTATGAATGGAGTTACTGATATTGTTATTTCATTAGATAACGATGCTATTAATGAAGCACTTAAAGCTGCCGATTATTTCAGAAAGCAGGGAATACATGTAAAGATGATGTATCTTAGAGATAAAGATGCATCGGAAATGGGTTATACGAATTTTTACGAAGAACTAAAGAAAACTAAAGAGTTTTCATCCGAAGAATTACTATTAAGCAAAATAAATAGTTTATGAAAAGATTAAAAACAATCTACCACATTGCCGATGTACACATTCGTAACGTACAAAGACATAAAGAGTACAGAAAAGTGTTTGAAACAATGTTTGAAGAAATCCGTAAAAGAGGAACGGAGGATTCACTCATATACTTAGCAGGCGATATTGCCCATGCTAAATTGGAATTATCTCCTGAATTAGTTAGAGAGATAAGTTGGCTATTTACGGAATGTTCTAAACATTGTGAAACAATCCTTATCACAGGTAATCACGATTGTAATATGAATAACTCCGATAGATTGGATGTACTTACTCCAATCGTTGATGCTCTAAATTTACCAAACTTTACTTACCTAAGAGATACGCAAGTACATTCTATTGGTGGAATTGATTTTGGTGTATTTAGTATCTTTGATGATAAAAAGAATTGGCCTAAAGCAGATACTTTAAGTGGAAACAAAAAGATTGCACTATTCCACGGACCAGTTGATAATTCTCAAACGGATATTGGGTATGTTGTAAGTAGTAGACATTTTACAACTGATATGTTTGATGGATATGATTTAGCTCTATTGGGTGATATCCACAAACGACAAACTATGATTTCTCCAAGCGGATGTAAAGTAGTTTATGCCGGTTCGTTGGTACAACAAAACTTTGGTGAAAGTTTAAATGGACATGGATTCTTAGCTTGGGATTTGGATTCTATGAAATATGAAGCAATTGATATTCCAAATGAATATGGATACTATACTTTGGATATTGATAATGGGAAAGTTCCAATCGTAACCGATATGCCAAAGAAACCTCGTTTAAGAGTTAGATTATCGAATACTGATTCAGCTGATACAAAAAAGGTAATTACTGAAATTAAAATGCGATATGGTGTTGAAGATTTTACCATTATTAGAACCGATTCATTTAATAAACAAAAGACCGGAAATAGGTTAAGTAAATTGGATTTTGAAGATGTAACTGATATCAATCATCAAAATACATTGATAAGAGAATATGTTCAGAGAATGATGCCGTTTACAACTACTGAAGATTTGGATGCGTTAGAAGGCGTTAATAGAGATATTAATAGTAGAATAACGCAAGAAGAAATACATAGAAACATTCATTGGAAACCAATTAAATTTAAATTTAGTAATATGTTTTCATATGGTGAAGCTAATAAAATCGATTTCCAAAAAATTGGTGGATTGATGGGATTATTTGCACCAAATGCGGCTGGTAAATCATCTCTATTCGATGCTATTTCATTTTGTTTATACGATAAGAGTAGTAGAGCTTATAAGGCTCAAAATATTATGAATAATCGTAAATCGGATTTTGAATGTGAATTACACTTTCAAGTCGATGGAATTGATTTCTTTATTAATAGAACTGCAAAAACTATTAACAAAGGAAAGAATGTTAAAGTTGATGTTCAGTTTTGGAAAGAAGAAGGTGGTATTGTAACATCTTTAAATGGAACGGAGAGAAGAGATACAAATGCCGTAATTGAACAATATGTTGGTAAGTATGAAGATTTCGTATTGACTGCATTATCGTTACAAGGTAATAACTCTATATTCATTGATAAATCCCAAAGTGAGAGAAAAGACTTACTTGCTCAATTTATGGGGTTGAATGTGTTTGATAAACTATATGAAACAGCTACCGAAGATATTAAAGAGGTAGCAGTTCTTATAAAAAACTTTAAGAAAACTGATTTCACATCTGAATTAGCGGAAAAAGGATTAGAGAGGCAAACTAAAAAATCAGAACTAAGAGGATTTGAAAAAACATTAGAAAGTAGAACAATAGATGTAACGGATTTATCCGATAGAATATTAGGATTAACAAAAGAGTTGGTGCCAGTAGATGGTAATTTGGATTTAGAAAAATTAGAAAAGAAAAAGAACGATATAGGTAGAGATATTTTACACGTACTTTCTGAAGAAAAAAATAAGAAAGCAAAATTAGAAGAATACGTTGAGGCAATTTCTGAAATATCTAAATCAATTGAAGATAAAAAATTAATTAATGGTCAGCCAATTGAAGAAGCTAAGAAAGAATGGGATATACTAAAGGGTGAAATAAATAACACCGAACGTTATATTGGATTGGTAGAACAATCATTGGAATCTAATAGAGAGAAACTTTCGCATTTAGCTCAACACGAATATGACCCTAATTGTAATTTTTGTACAAACAATGTATTTGTAAAGGATGCAAAGGAAACCGAAAAGAAAGTTGAAGAGCAACTTATTGATTTAGAAGAAGTACAATCCCAATTAAATGGATTAATATCGCAAGCTAGTAAGTTAGCAGATGTAGATGAACAATGGGATGAGTTGGTAGATTTGAAAGCCAAATACCAAAAAGCAATTGTAATCAAAGAAAAAACAATTGCGGAATTAAATGGATTTGAAACCCAACAACAATTATATGATAATCAGTTAGAGCAAGTAGTTGCAGATATACAACGATATCACGATAATGAAGATACCATTAAACGTAATAAACAAATTGAAACTATTATTAATGGATTGAATCGAACTAAAGGTGAAATTGAATCCGAAATCAAATCAATCAATAAAGATATTGCTGGCTTAAATGGCTCTATTTCCTCATTAGAATCGTTTATAGAGGGGATAAAGCAGAAGATGAGTGATGTTAAGGAATTGGAAGAAAAGAACCGACTATACACCTATTATTTAGATGCAGTTAAGAGAGATGGTATCCCTTATGAGTTGATTTCCAAAGCAATGCCAGTTATTGAAAATGAAATCAATAATATATTAGGACAAGTTGTTGATTTTAGTATAGTAATGGATATTGATGGTAAAAATATTAATGCAAAAATCGTTTACGAAGACCAAGAATGGCCACTGGAAATGTGTAGTGGTATGGAGAAATTTGTAAGTGGATTGGCTATTAGAGTAGCACTTATTAACATATGTAACCTACCTCGTCCAAACTTCTTAGTAATTGATGAAGGGTTTGGTACATTGGATGCAAATAACTTATCATCTTTATTTATGATGATGCAGTATTTAAAAACTCAATTCGATTTCATTTGGATGATTTCTCACTTAGAACAAATGAGAGATATCGTAGATGGATTAATAGAAATTAAAAAAGTAGATGGATTTAGTAAGATTGACTTTTAACCTTATCAGCTCTTAACACACCCGCTTGAGGTTTAGTTACACCAACGTGTTTCTTAATTAAATTTTCAACCAAGCTACCCATCTTAAACCCATGTTCTTCGCAATAATTTTTGAGAAGTTCGTGGGTTTCTTTTTTTATCTGAAGCATTGCGTATTTCATAACTTTATATTTCTTTAGTTTTTATTAGTTTTCTTTATATAAATATGAGTTATTTATTTTTTGGAGATATTTATTAGTATAAAATATTTCAAATACAATGGCGTTAATACAAAAAACTTTATTTCCCGAAAATTTAGATAGATACAATGTATTTGTAGAAGATACAACCCCAAATAGTAGATATTTTAATATAACCGAATTACCTGATACATTTACAGGTGGTAAAAATGCTTTTCTTATAGCCGGTGCACCCGAATTGGTAGCTGATACTTTAATAAAAATAGAAATTAAAGATGCTGCTGGGAATATTATATATCACGAGCCTGGCGAAGGTAGTATGATAACTACCATAAATGGTGAACAATTTACAAACGAATATTATGAAGGAATATCCAAAGTTGTATCCGTATATGTGTACCCAGGCGATACCGCTTATGGTCCGTGTACAATTACAATTTTAGGAGAATTAAGTTCATATTATGATAATAATGGATTAGTATCACCTATACCATTAAATTGGGAAGGGCAATATAATGTTAAGTGGCAAAAAACCATTAATGTAAATCCTACATTAGCAAATACCACTAAAATACGTTTTTATAGAAGACCGAGCGTATCTATCAACGAATTAATATCACCGGTTTATAGAATAGAAAGTGGTTTAAAAATAAATACGGGAATAAACCAATCGTTTGCTAATATCAAATTATCAAATTTAGAAACCTTTGCCGGAGATGTAAAACGTATAAAAGTTTTTAGAACATCGTTGGGAGATATTTCCGATTATGATATGATTCAGGATATATTAGTCGAATCAAAGGAATTATTAACATCATATGATTTAAGTGGTAGTGTAGTTGGAAATACGGGAATACTAACATCTGAAACTTTTAAAAATTATTGGAATACTGGCTCATTAAATGCTACATTAGATTCGACTAGAGTTGAAGCGGGAGCAAAATTAAAGGGAGCTGGTAATTTTACTTATTCCGCATCTTTGGATTTAAAAAGTACAAATACTTACGAATTAAATTTAGATGCATTTTATTCAGCATCAACTCCAAGTAATTTAGGAATATACATATTATCCGGTTCGACAAGTAGTAGTATTGGTACACTAAATGGAATCAGTCCAACTAAAAATTTATTAGATACAACGATTCCATTTAAACTTGATAAAGAGTTTTCTCCCGCTACTTTATATTTTTCACAATCACAAGGAGAATGGAATTTAGGAAATATTAGTTTAAGGTTATCGGAAGATACCGCATTTTCGCCAGATGAAGTTTCATTTGTAACAACAATGCCGACTGTTGTTGGTAATGAAGATTACAATTTTAAATTTGAATTTTACGATGTAAATAATAATTTCGTTCCGGTTATGGTTACCGGAAGTGCAAACTTTACGGGAGGTTCAAACGCTATTACAAAATTATTAACCTTTGAATCGGATAGAACGGCATTCCGTTTTAGTACAGGCTCATATGCAAATCCACCAAACCAAAATGTAAAATTTAAAACAATAAAAACAAATTTTACAGGCTCAATAACATATGCATCATCTGCATTTGATGTTGGTGGTACTTATATTCAACCAACTTCATACGCCGGAACATATCCTGGTTGGTTTACATCACAAAATGATAATGGTGCACTTTTAAATATAGCTAGTTTTAGTGGAAGTGTTGCGAGTATATTAGTTGGTTCAATTGTTTATACGGCATCTTGTGAAGGATTTGAAGAATATGAAACAATTTATAGATTCGAAGATGGTGATAATGCGCCAGGTGTATTTGTAACTGCAAATACAAATCAATTCATTTATAAAGCAACCGATTTATCATTAAACCCAACGGGGCAGGTTATAACATTGGAAGCTAAACGTAAAAACTTAGCATCGGCAACAACTCCATTAACTGTAAATTCTGGAAGTGGGAAACCACCATTAACATTGGTATCTACGAATGCAACTAATGGTGTTGATACATATACGTTATCAGGTTTATCATTCCCATTTGGAACAGGTGAAAGTATTTATTACATTTCAGGTTCAGACCAATTTGGTAATGAATTTTCAGATGCAATTAAAATAAGTCCTGTAAAAATATTAGATGGATTTGCAGTTGCAGTTACTAACGAAAATACATCGTTTCCTGCTAATTCAGTTGGTTCGGTAATTGGTGGATTTGCTGCAAGTAGTGGCTCCGTAACAGTTAAAGTTGGTAATGAAGTTATAAGTTATGCATCCCCTATTACAAATAATAAATTTAGTGCAAGTATTTCATCAACTTCTGGATTAACCGCAAATACATTTGCCGGAACAAACTATTCAATAAACGCTTTAAGTGCAGATAGTGGTTCTTTGACTCTATTAGTAAAATATCAAGATGGTGGCGGAACTATAATAAGTTCTTCAAAAGAAATAACATATTCAAAAGTTAAAAAAGCTGCACCGGTTTTAAGTTTCATAGTTGGTAACAATACTCAAGTAGTTACTGCAAAATCAACAGGCGCACAAATAGATTCATTTGTAACCGCAAGTTTATCAGTAATTGAAACATACGATGGTGTTAGTTCTACTAAAACATTAACTGCAGCACCTACTACAACTACTACAAATTCATACACAATTGGTAATAAAACAACTACAACAATTGCGTTACCAAATATGGCAAATGGTACGGATTCGGTTGATATAACGATAGTAGGTTCGGTAGTTGATTCAGAAAGTACAACAAGAAATGTTTATGGTAGTATATCATTAGCAAAAACAAAAAAAGCAGTACCAAGCGTAAGAATATCGGCAACTCCACAATCACAAACAGTTGCAGCTAATGCAGCTGGAACTCAAACCGGAACGTTGACAAACGTAACGATAAGTGCATTAGAAGGAACTACCGATAGATTTACATCAATGGTAATTGCATCATCAACCGGATTTTCAACTGCACCAACGGTAAGCGGCGCAACGTTAACAATGACATCGGCTGTTATGAATGCAGATGAAGCATCGGTAACATTGACTGTAACTCATACTGATAGTGAAGGAACGACTGGTCAAACTCAAACAATAACAATACGAGCTTCCAGAATAAAGCAAGGAGAAAGTGGGGTTGTGGTAAATTTAAACCCGCCATCGCAAGTTGTTACACGAAGTAATACGGGAACATATGGTGCACCAACTACATTTGTGGTTAGTGTTGTTGAAGGAGCTACTACATATACATATGATGGTACATCTCCATATGCAGTATCCACATTTAGAATATCAGATTTAGTAGGAGGAACAAATAGTAGTGGAACAATTACACCAACTACCCCAACAACAACAGCAGGTACGCTCGTATCATTTAATGTTATATATGTTAATGCCGCTGGAACATCGGTAACAATTC